GAAGAAACAGAAATAGATACTATGCTAAAAGAGTTAGCCACTGCAGGTATAATACCAAATGCAAGACTTGCTGGGGATGATGTAGATCCATTTTTAGATGATGTAGTTCCAGAGGTAGATCAAGATGTTAAAACAATAGATCCTGAAGACACATCTGCTTCAGCAATATCAGACAGGCTTAATAAGGCTGCAGCAAACAGGCAGAAAGTTATATCTAACAAAGTACCACCTAGACCAGATGGGTTAACAATGGGTAGTATATTTGGAGGTGGTGCTTTAGGCCGTGAGGATGTAGAAGACATACTAGCAGGAAGAATGTCAATACCTAAAAACCTCAGACCAAACCAATGGGATGAGTTATTTGGGGATACACATGATCCTGAAACAGGCGAAGCTTACAAAGGACAAGTTGATGAAAGCCCTCGTCCTAAACCTAGACCCACAAATGAATCAGAACAATCAGAAACGGTGGATTTAAGAAGCTATGAGAATGAAGAAGAGAGTGATAAAGCATTTGATAGCATACCTATTGGTGGCAGTTATATTGATGTTGATGGCAAACAATATACAAAAACTATGGAACGAAAATAAAATGTCTTATGCAAAGTATGGAGTTCCAGTAGGTAAACTTTCTGAAGGATACAGTAAGTACGGAAAACTTGTTGAACCAGAAGAATCAGAAAAACAACCCCAAGGTCTAATGACCCCTACAAAGGAAATACCTACATGGGAAACTGACGTGTACAGTTTAGTATCTGATAAACTAGGTGTTGATAAGAACACTTGGAATATATACAGAGAGGAACTAGCTAAGATAGAATCTCAGGGTTCAGGTGGTTATGCTGCTAAAGGTGGAGCTAACGATCACTATGATGGTAGATATCAACTAGGTAAAGATGCTAAGATAGATGCAGCTAAGTTATTAGGTTTAAGTTTAAAACACGATGCAACATCTCGTGAGACATTTAGATCAGACATAGACTTGCAGGAGAAAGCATTTGCTGCATACACTGCTAAGAATCACTCGTACATGATGAAGTCTCCTGAGTACAGGAAGCTATCTGATAAAGATAAACTAGCAGCATTAGCATATGCACATAATCAAGGCCACGGTAAAGCTAAAGCGTGGTTAAAGACAGGCAGTGTCAGTAAAGACTTTTATGGAACTCCAGGTACAAAGTTTTCTGACGCATTAAAGGTAGCACTACAATGACAACAGCAGCAGACATCTACAAAAAATACAATATAGATATAACTAAACCTAAAGAGTTAGACAGTAGTGTACCTAGCAGAGAGGACAACACACAGTTTGATGAGATGTTTGAGTCCGACACTCGTGAAGGTGAGAAACTAAAGAAGAAAGACCTTTACAGAAGAGATAGACTTAACAAGATACGCCAATACATGATACAGAAAAAAGGTGCTACCTATAGGGATGCTGATCAGGATACTGTGGTTGAAGATTTTGTTGACAGTATGCGTAGGTTCAACACCAACATAGTTGCAACTGCAGGTGAAGCTAGGTTTATAAGTAAAGCAGATGATAAAACTAAAACTATAGCTAAAGAAGCGTATGACTTGTACGATAGTTTAGGTAATGTATTTGTAAACGATGGAGTGTTTGGTGCTGTGGATGGTGTAAAGGATTACATACTTTCCATAGCTACTGACCCTACAAACTACGTAGGTTTAGTTACAGGTGGTGCAGGTAAAGCAGGTGCGTTGGGCGTAAGTGCAGCCAGTAAAGCAGCGATAAGGAATGCTGTAGCAGGAGCAGGTAGGAGAGCCGCACAGTCTGGTGCAACTAAAGAAGCTGCAGAGAAAGCTGGACTAGAAGCAGCAGAGGCTATGACTGCAAAACTAGCAGGTAGTGGATATACACAAGCATCTATGACTAGGGCTGCAGAAAGTGCAGCAAAGGCGGCAAGAGCTAAGATTAGATTTGAAGCTGCACAAAAAGCAACTAGGAGAGCAGCAGTTGAGGGTGGAGAAGTTGTACTTGAGAAAGGTTTAATGAAGCCACGTAGAGTTAAGTACGGTACTAAACAGGCTGCTAAGAAAGCTATACTACAAACTACAGCTATTGATGCTTTACTAGCTGGATGGCAGGATGTAGGAATACAAGATATATATTTAGATGTTGGTGCTCAAGATAAATACAGCGCAGTCCAAACTGGTTTATCTCTAGCTCTAGGTGGCGTAGGTGGTGGATTACATTACACATTCGGAAAGGCTGATGGTATATCTGGACTAGCACAAGCTATGGATAGCGCCAAAGCAGCAGCCAGAGGTGAGGAGTTCCCACTTAAGAAGTTTAAGGCAGCAAAAGAAACACTCAAAAAATTAAAGAAGAGTGGAGCACCTACTGCTGATGTAAAGAAACAAGAGAGACTAGTAAACAAGCTTCAAAGGGAAGCTATTGGTAAACCTCTACTTGCAAAAAAGTCTGTCGATAAAGCAGCTAAAGAAATGCAAGAGGCTATAAAATCGTGGAGTGAAAAAGTAAGATCAGGTAAAGAGGAACTAGCAAAGGGTGAGGGTAATCAGATAATGCCTGAGAGTTTACTTAGCCAGATAATGCTAGGGTACACGCCATCAGAAAAAGCTGCGTCCAAAGAACCAATAAAAGTTGGTGGACTAGCCAAGATATTCAATGAAAATGGTATTAAGTTTTCAAAGAAGACAAAGGTATCTGATGTGATGACAAACCTTCTACAGTACATGCCTGAAAAAGAACTAAAAGTATTATCAAAGTTATTTAAGCAAGAGACTAGTATAGATTTAGGAGCTACGGCATCCCTGCCTATAGAGCTAGGAGACATCATAGCTGCTACTACAAGTAGTGCAGGTAGTACATTAAGCGTAATGGCTAGTGTAAGGAGAGCCACAGATGCAGGTGTTGTGTCAGGAAATGAAATACTGGCACAGACATTGGCTTCTAAAGAAGTAAGAGATACACTAGCTAGTGAAAATATTTTAACTAAGAAAGCTAAAGTAGGAGCTTACGCACAGAACATATGGAAGAGACTACTTGTTTCATCCCCTGCTACAACTGCAGCTAACGTAGCTGGATTCGCTCAGTTTTACGCAGGACAAGGTGTAGCTGATTTGTTTGCCTCTGGACAGTTAGGTATAGCTGCTGTAGGTGCAGCAAGCATAGGAAACACAAAGCTAAGTAAAGAGTTGTTTAGGCAGTCTCGTGTGTACAGAGATATACAAACTCAGAAGATGAAAAACTTTGTTGATCCTATGTCAACTTATGAATCTTTTATGGGTTTGATGGACGAGCTAGGAGATAACAAAGAAGTTAAAAGTTTGTTGTTTGAAACTATTGGGGGTGGTGTAGAAAGAACAGCGCAAAGATACGGCATGAGTGTAGACGGTGGTGTTCTTCAGAAGTCAGAGATATTTGCTGATGCAGCCATGACAATAACAGGTGTTCGTGTACAAGATGTCTTTACTAAATCACAAATGTTTATGTCTGAACTAGATAAGTACATCAGATTAAAACATAAAGACATAACTTTAATTGATGTAATGAAGTCTGGTGACTTAACTAAAATAGATGATGATGTTATAGGGGGTGCTGTTGATACTACGTTACGTTCTGTATTCTCAAAAGACTACACCACAGATGATCAGTATTTAGGTTTTGCCGCTAAGTTTGTAGAGCAAGCCTCTAACACACCTCTGTTAGGTACGGTCATACCGTTTGGTAGATTTATGAACAACGTAGTAGCCACGGCTTACCAGTGGAGTCCGTTAAGTTTTGTAGGTGCTGCTGGCAAGATAGCTAAATCAGGCGGTGATATAAAAGCAAATGAAGCACTCGCTCGTTCTCTTGTAGGGAGCACTGCATTAGTAATGGCTATGCAAATGGATGATGAGAGACAGAAGAAAGGTCTAAGTGTAAACGAAATAGAACTAAGTGGCACTATAGTAGACGTTAGAAATGTGTTTCCCTTTTCATTGTTCTTAGCTGTTGGACGTGGAGCTAATCTATCAATTAAAAAGAACGAACCTATTCCATCAGAGCTAAGAGAAGAAATACTTAATCAGTTAGCTATAGGTCAAGTAGCAAGAGATGCACAGTTTGGTAATGATTTGTTTAATGTGTTTGACTTCTTTACTGGAAGTGGTGACAGACGGTCAGAGCTAGATGCACTGTATAAATCTATGGGTAACATAGCTGCAGGGGCAACACGTCCATTAGATGCTATCAATAGGTCAGTAGGTTTTCTTGCAGATAATGATGTAGCTAAAGATGTTAGACAGGCTGACGGTGCTGCTGTATTTACACAAGCATCAACTAAATATTTTGATAATATACTAGAGGTTTTAATAGGAGAGTCAGAGACTTTAACAGGGGAAAACTTACGTGTATCAAGCAGAGAAGGTGACATCTATGATGCCAATCCTCTAGCTCGTATACTGGGTCTAAATATTAAAAGAGGTAAGACAGCAACTGAGCAAGCGTACACAATGACAGAGCTACAGTCATGGAAGCAGGATCAAAGATCACAGATACCTATGTATGATAGGATATTTAATGAAACACTAGCACCTGTTTTAGAGAAACGTATGCAGAGGTTGATACAAAGTAAAAGATTTAAAGAGGGTGACTTAGAGTACAAAAGAGGTAGAGTAAAACATGTGTTGAAAGAAGCCAGAAATGACATCAGAAAGCATATGGATATTCCTAACGCATCAGGCTACATGGATCAACAAAGATACAGAGCCTCTACTAAAGGTACTAAACTTCAGCAAGCAAAAGCTATGAAGTACATGAAAAGTTTGGGGGTAAGTGTAGACTTAAAAGACTTTAACTTTAGAGAGTTAAAAACTTATGAGTCATACATAGATCACTTGAATCTTAAACTAAAAACAGGTACGTAAAGTAGCCGCCAACAGTTAAGTCAACGGCTACCCTTTTATTTTAGACCATACTTTTCTGCAGCATATTTAGCTATCATAAGTATGTCATCTATGTCTTGTAAAGCTCTGACTTTGTATATATCTTCACGTAGATTTTCTTCTATGTGTTTTCTTACAGGCTGTAACTTTACTTCTAGCTCCTCAAAGAAAAGCTTTAGTTTTTTCTCCATGTGTATCTTTGCTTCACGCTCTATATTCATTACACCTCTGTTGGTATCTCAGTACAGTAAGCAGACACAGTGGACTGAGGTGATGGTCTAGCACTCATAAGCTCCCCACGTATGTAAGATGCACCATCTTTGCACATCTCCATAGTAGGATACACATGATTTACTGCTTGAACCTGAATATACCCTGGAGCAATAGACATTATAAGTACTAGAACATACATTACTCTGTGCTTTCTACTATTTCAGTAGGGTCTTCAGTAGCAGGTGGCGTAGTTACTTCACCAAACCATCCCATTAGGGCTACTATAACAACAAATATTCCAAACGATTCCATTTACTTTCCTTTATGTTAAGTCAACTATCTCACACGTATCGCCAGTACAGGCTAGTGTTTGCATAGCTACTGTGTTATCTTCCTTTTCATAGTCACACAAAGCTGACCACTCTATGTTACGAGGCATAGCTTTTAGGAGTTTGTTGTACTCCTCTTTGCTACACTCCTGATAGGGTGCTTGTTGGTATGTGTGATCTGAGTGGGGCAGGAAGGATATGCCACTCATTTCGTCAAAGTGCTTGTAAACAAATGCACCTACGTCTAGCCACTCATCCTCACGAACAGTGCAGGTGACGCTAGGTTTATGCTCACACCAGTGTCTTTGATACTCTAGCCATGTCTCTAGTTGTTCGATAGCTGTTAGATCATTACGAGTAACTGCTTTGTTAGGAGACTTTATAGGAAAACTAAACACTACAGTGGTGTCTTGTTTCATAACGCATGGCTCATTAGGTATACCCTGATCTTTCATAAAATGTGTTAGTGGATCGTTTACGTCAGCGCGAACAGTACGGATATAATATGCACTATGGCGAGAATGTATACCACTGGCACTGTCAACCAACTGTGAGACAGTCCCTGATGGTTTGTTGCAGCTAATCGCAGCAGAGCAGGGTATGTTAAAAAGACTAGCATATTCAGCATTAGTAGATACAGATACATTTCTTAAAAACTCCAATGTTTTATCAAGACCTTTGTTCTTTGTTGTCATCAATGGGTTATCCATTATCCCTGTGAGTGACAAACCCAACAGTCGTTCTTCTTCGGTATTTCGCTGCCACACCTTTCGCAGATATGGGAACTTAGTATATGTGGACTGAACTGTTCCAAGTATCGCTGCAAGCCTGACTTTTCTCGCAATAGAATCCACGTCATCTCTAGCCCTGACAACAACTTCCGTAAGATTACAGAACTGATACGGCCTGAGTATAATTTCACTACATGGATTAGTTCCAAACTCAAAATCAGGATCACGCCTGTCATACTTTGCAGCTTGTTTCTTAGATGCTTCACGGTTAAATATTCCCCTTTCACCAGATTTACTTTCTACAAGTGATGTCCACTCACGCAAGAAGGAGTCCATGTCGGGCTTCTCTGTGTAAGATACAGAGTTGTTTGCTAGAGCACGATGCCCTGCAGTTTCCCACCACTGTCCTGACTTAGCGTGACGCATACGATCATCACTCAGGTTTGATAATGATATCATAGCACTGCGTCTAACGCCACCAGAAACTACAATCTGGCCTACAAAGCACATGATATCGTGACACTCTAACGCATTTAGTCTACGCCCTTGTGCATTCTTAAATGTTTGTACAGTAAAGTTAAACAGATCTACCAAGGGAGCAGGACCAGAGGCTCTACCACCAAACGTCTTTAGCCTAGCACCTGCAGGTCTGATCTTAGACATGTTCCACTTAGGTATCTCACCTGCCCACAGCAACGCTAGTAGTTGTCGGAAAGACTTAGCCCAACCTTCTTTACTGTCTTGCACTACTATGGTAGTCTCACTGTCGTACAAGTCAGGTACTTCTGGTAGCTTGTTGATGTACTGTCTCTCTACACTAAAGCCAACGCCTGTGCCACAGAGAAGAATAAACATAGCTTCATCAAAAGACTTTGGATCATCTACAGGTAGGTAGCTACAGTTGTAGATACATGTGTTGTCTCTGTCTGCTGCTGCACCTGCAGTCATCATAGCTCTCATACTAGGCATGATTTCTAGATCAAGTATAGCTTGTCTTATTTCATTATAAACTTCTGTGTCAAGCTTATCTCCAACAATATTTTTCATATAACGATCAACTGTTTCTGCCCAGTTCTCACGTCTTAGTTCTTCTGGTAGCCACTTGGAATACCTGGACTTATGTATAAACGTTTGATAATCTGTAGGCAGTACGTTACCTGACTCTAGTTCGTTGTAGTATTCAAATGCTTCGATGTCACTAGCGTTGATCATATTCTCTCCCTTATGTTTAAATTTTCTATGCTTACATCATCTATATCGTGAAACGTATTGTGTATTAGATCATGCATATCCTCTACGTGTGCGTCCTCCACAGTTGACAGTACGTTACTTGGTTCTTCTACTTCTAGTAAGAATGTAACGCTAAACTTCTTCTTGTATTTCACTTGTGTATTTCCTCTAGCGTTTCGTTAGCCCAAGTCAGATACTGGTGTGCTTTCTTCAAGTCTTCTACAGGCGTAGCATTCTTATCCATAGCTCTATGGTTGTACTTCATAACGTTGCCCCTGCAGTAAGCAACAAAACCTGCTTTACCTAGAACTTCTTTGATGTAGTCTATGCACTCAATCCCACCATTTAAATTATAGTGTGCAGGTTTATCTACTGGGTCATAGTCTAGTGTAATTGTTTGTCCGTTCATAGTAAGTGTATCTATCATTGTATCCATTATGCATTTCCTTGTGTTTTAGTAAACCTAGTAAGCTTTAGAACCTTACCCT